GAGCAGACGGGCACCCAGCGCCTTATCCTGTCGGCCTGCCCGTAATCGCCATGCAATCGTGGCCCGGCATCGCCTACGAGCCCTTCTGCGGCTCCGGCACCACGCTGATCGCCGCTGAGCAACTGGGCCGCAAGTGCTACGGCATGGAGATCAGCCCGGCCTACTGCGATGTGATCGTCAAGAGGTGGGAGACCCTCACTGGGAAGAAGGCAGTCCTCGAACCCCGTACTCAAAATAAACCCCATGCCTGAGCCCGCAAGAAAGAAGTGCCACGCTCATCGACGCGATGGGAACAAGTGCACTCAGTGGGCCGTAGACGGCTGGAATGTGTGCAGGATGCACGGCGCGGGAGGCGGTCGTCCGATCAAGCATGGCCGCTACTCGCGTGTGCTAAAGAAGTCTGGGCTCGCGTCCCACTACGATGAGGCCGTCGAAGACCGCAATCTCTTCGACCTCAAGGAACCCATCGCGCTCCTAGAAGCGTGTCTCCAGAGAACAACCGAGCGCGTCGCCGACCGTGATACTCCAGACTTCAGGAAGCGATGCCTCGATCTATTCGAGGCCGCGCAGCAGGCATTGAAGGACGGTGACTCGGCAGGCATGAGTTCCAATCTCAAAGTGCTAGGCCAACTCCTGCGTGACGGCGTGTCCGAGGATCGTGCAATCGATCAACTCAGCGATCAGGCCGACAAGCTGGCGCGCCGCATTGAGGGCGCGTGGCGCATTCATCTAGATAAGACTCAGGTCTTCAACCGCTCCCAGATGGTGTCGCTGCTCGGCCAGTTCATGGAGTTCGTCAGGATGGAGGCCGGCGGCGTGGTTGCTTCGCGCATCCAGTCCAAGCTGGTCGCGCTGTTATCGGTCGCTCACCGTGAACAGATCGAGGGCCATAAAGGGGAGAATGGCGACGAGGAGGAATAGTCGCCATGCCGCACATCTACGACACCCTGCGTGACGCGCACATCGGTGAGGTGGACTTAGGCTTCGCGCGGTACAAGCTCTTGGTTGCGGACTCGCTGCCTGATGATGAGTGGGCCCACACCGACACCGACCTGCACGAGATCGTTCTGCACGCGAGCCTCGACGACGGGCGCGCTCGTGAGTTTCTGATGCACGAGCTCACGCACTGCGTTCTGGAGATCGTCGGCTACACGAGCGAAGACGCGGACGCTGTGTACAGTGACACGAACGAAGACATGACGATCAAGCTCTCGCGTGGGTGGCTCTTGCTGCTGCGCCTGAACCCCGAGCTCGTATCCGTCATCGCAAGATCAAGTGACTAGGCAACCATTCGTACACGACGAGGAGACGCGCCTGCTTCTCCTCGAATCGCTCCTCGAAGTTGGCAAGTTGCACAACCTTCGAGAGGGCGAGGCCATGTTCGAGGAGTTCCGCGGGCAGGAGTCGAAGCTCTGCAAGAAGGTCTTTGGCGCGCGCTTGTGGGCGGCACAACGCGAGATCATGCAGCAGCTATCGACCAAGCGATTCGTGACGGTGCGCTCGGGTCGCAAGGCTGGCAAGACTGAGACTGGGGCACTGGCCGTGCTCTCATTCATCTACACCAGCAAGTGCGTGGTGCTCACGACCGCGCCGACGGGGCGACAAGTGCGCGACGTCTTGTGGCAGCGCATCGGCTCGATGTGGTCGAAGGCGAAGACCAAGTGGCCGGCGCTTCCGGGCGAGCTGGGCACGATCCGGCTCACGATCGCGCCCGAGCACTACGCGCTCGGCATCTCGACGAACTCGCCGGACAGGTTCCAAGGGTGGCACGCCGGCGTGCGATTGCCGGACGAGATCGAGGGCGAGGAGCAGGACGCCGAGGGCGTGGACTTCGAGCGCCTGAAGCGCGAGGCAGAGGTCGGCGACAAGCGTCTAGTGGTCGTGATCGACGAGGCCGCGGGCGTGGATGACGCGGTCTATCGAGCGATCGAGGGCTCGCTATCGGGCCCGAACGTGCACGTCCTGCTGACGGCCAATCCGACGATCGACGCAGAGTCGGACCACTTCTTTGCGCGCAGTTTTCGGAACGCGGCGCGGTGGCATCGGATCAGGATCTCGGCGTGCGCGGACGACGTGCCCGACCCCGTGCCCTACGACTCGTTCCACGTCGCGCCGGACTGGCTGGCCGACAAGGAGTGGGTCGAGCAGATGCGCGCGGAGTGGGGCGCAGACTCGCCGCTGTGGTCGGCGTATGTGCTTGGTAGGTTTCCCGAGCAGAGCCTCGAGCGTCGCTTCGTGACGAAGGGCATGCTGGTCGCGGCACTCGGTGCCGAGATCCCGGAGCCGACGAGCGCGGGCCAGTTGCACTTGGGCGTCGACGTGGCGCGTCAGGGCAGCGACGAGAGCGTGGCGACGCTGTGGTCCAACGGAGTGCTCAAGGAGCAGATCTCGTGGCGACTGCCTGACCTGATGGCGACGGCATCGAAGGTCGTCGAACTCGCGCGGACGTGGGGCTTGAAGGGCGAGCCGATTCCGGCGCGCAACATTCACATCGACTCGGTGGGCATGGGCGCTGGCGTGGTGGATCGCTTGAAGCAGCTTGGCTACTACGTCGACTCGGTGGACTTTGGTGCCTCGGCGAAATACGACTGGCGCGACCTGACCGGCCAGATGGTGTTCGGCGATCGCAAGAGCGAGCTGCACTGGGTTGCCAAGCGACTACTCGAGGAACGCAAGATCGTGATCCCGGAGAAGTTCTCGGAGCTTTGGCGACAGGCGCAGTGGGCGCGGTACGAGTTTGAGGACAGCGCGAAGGGCACGCGCGTGGCGCTGCACCGTGACGATGGAAAGGATGGCTTGCGCGAGCGTTACGGTCGGAGCCCCGACCAGTGGGACTCGGCGATCATCGGTCTTGCGCGCGGAGCGAGCGTGCGTCCTGGCATCGGCGTCGCACCTCGAGGTTCGATGAGCGTGTTTCGTCGAGGTCGTTGACCAATTGGCGATGCATCGTATGCTGGTCGTGGGTTCAGCACACCGGCCACCCACGGTGTGCGACGCAGCCGAAGAATGGCAGCGCGGCACCCGCCGGCGGTTCGCCTTTCACCGCCGGCGGGAAGCCCCCTAGGAGGAATGGAGTGGCACCTCGGCGCATCGTTCACGACGACAAGCTGCTACCGTATTTGCTCAAATGCGACATCGGCCAGCCGGATGAATGCACGCCGACTCAGCTCTTTGCGATGTGCATGCGCTCGTGGATCATCCTGGGGGTCGAGGGCGATGGGCATGGCGGCGTGTTGTTGTACGCGGGCCTGACTCATGCTGGCCGGCGGGAGGTCGACTTGTACCGGAAGCTGCACGCACCACCTCCTCCAGCGCCCGACGAATCAGGACAGACGACTTGATCCGATGCCGAGCAGCAATGGAGAAGAGGGCAGCGTAGGTAGACTTATGAAGTCTGGCCGTGATGACTACGAGGGCCTCGCCGCTCTTTGAGCGGTTGTGGAGCATACGCTCGGGCTTCTTATCTCCCACCGTGGAAGGATGTTACCAGTGACTAAGAAGCGTCAACCGGCACCGTTTAAGCGTATGCCCGGCAGCCCATTCGTTTTTGAACGGGCCGAGCCGGCCGGCGTGGCGAAGTCCATGGACTCGCTGCTCAAGCAGATTGGTCTGACGCGCGCGAGCCTAGGTGGTCGTGACGAGGTCGAAGACCCGCTGTACGACTCGTGGGTGGTCTTTGCTTGCGTTCAAGTTCTGACGGAGGCTGTGCGTCAGGTGCCGATCTGCATCTGGGAATCCGATTCGCCCGACGCCAGTGAGGTCGGCGAGGACCATCCCATCCGCAAGCTGTTCAACATGCCGAACAGCGACATGGGTCTTTCGGACCTGTTGGCCGCGGGCATCAGCCACAGGAAGCTTTCCGGCGAAGACTGGTGGTTCTTGATGGACGCCGAGGGCAAGCCGATCGTGCCGAGCTACGACGCTCGGTCGCCGATCCCTTTTCCGACGCAAATCGTCCCCGTGTCGGGCAGCTACGTCGAGGACGCGCGAGATCCGTCGACCGGCCGAGTCATTCAGGTCCAGTACGGCGCGAGCTCGACGGCCGCTCCTCCGGTCTTTCCGATCGGCTCCACGGTCCACTTCTACGACTACAATCCAGCCGACCCGCAGCGCGGGCTATCACCAATCGACGCGGCGATGCGCGTGATCTCGGTCGGCTTCCAAACCGAGCGTTACCAGGAAGCGGTGATGCGCGGTGGCGGCCCGGGTGCCTTCCTCAAGTACGAGGAGGGCATGTCCAACGAGGAAGAATTCCGGCTGCAAGAGTCGGCGAACGAGGCCATGCGCGACCCCGATGTGGTCGGCGGCTTCAAAGTGTTGACCGGCAAGGTCGACGTGGTTCCGAACCCGGCGACGCCGAAGGACATGCTCCAGCGCGAGACCCTTAGCTGGGTGCGCGACACGGTGTGCAGCATCCTCCAAGTGCCTCCGCCGGTGATCGGCAACTACGACACGGCGACCTACAACAACGTCACCGAGGCCTACAGGCAGTTTTGGCAGAGCGTGAAGGGCTACCTCGACTCCTTGGCGGAGAAGATCAACAGCCACTTCCTCGGCCGATTGCAAGATCCGAGGCTGGCCGGCTGCTATGTGAGCTTTGACTACTCGGGCATCGCCAGCCTCCAAGAGGATCACAGCGCGAAGTACAAGTTGGCGGCCGATCTGGCGGCGATGGGCGTGGGCCTGTCTTTCAACGATGCGGCGCGCATGCTGGGCCTCGAGATCGAGACCGTGGAGACGGCGAGCACGGTGTTCGTGCCGATGTCCAATACGGTCTTCGGCAAGAACGACACGAACACCGGCGAAGCCGAGCCGGTCGCACCACCTCCGGCTCCGGCTGTCGAGCCCGAGCCTGTGGTCGAGCAGCCGGTTGAGCCTCGCTCGAAGATGCTGGAGACGCGGGAAGAGCGCGTAGCCTTCGTCGAGGCGATCTACGCGAAGACCTTGGACAAGGCCGAGCGCCGGCTGGCGTCGGACGTCCTGACGTGGCTGCGGCGCTATGAGCGCGCGCAGAGGGAAAGGATCCGCGACTTCGCCGAGAACGGGCCCAACGCTCTGAAGTCTGCCGGCGAGCGGGTCGTCAAGGCGTGGACCGAGCAGGAGGTCGACCGTTACCTGCTGCTCCAGCAAGACGAGTGGGCCAAGCAGCTCGACGCCTTGATCACGACTAGCCTGACAGCGACGTGGGCCGAGGGTCTTGCGGACACGGCCGAGATGCTTGGCGTGGTGCAGATTGAAGTTACGAATCCCCGCATCCTGCGCCTGATTGCCGATCAGCGTGCACAGATCGTGGAGGGCGTGACCAGCCGTCTCGCGGACGAAATCCGCGACAAGTTGCTAACGCGTTTGTCGACGGCGACCAGCACGCCGGAACTCGCGTCGGACTTGCTCGAGGTTCTGCCGGAGTTGGACGAGGGCCTGTCGTCGGCTTTCGTGAACAAGGAAGCTCGCGCGCTTACGATCGCGCGCACGGAGACGGGCAAGGCGTACAACTCTGCGGCTTACGAGGAGTACAAGGCCGAGGGCGTGAAGGGCTTGCGCTGGGTTGCGTCGAATGACGCCACGACTCGCGAGAGCCACCGCGAGCTCGATGGCCGCGTGGTCGCGCCTGGAGAAGAATTCAAGCCGGGCTTGCGCTACCCGAACGACCCGAACGGAG